AGAGGAAGCAATACCATCAGATAATGCGGCAATGGTTATGCGTCCTGCGACTTGATGAGAATTCTGAATTGCGTTTGACATTATGGAAGCGAAATATTCGAATCGTCTGTGAACAGTCTTCTTTCGCCATATTCAATGTCGCCATTTATGACGGGTGGCTTCACTGTAATTGGTACGAGTTTTGGCATCTCTATCAGACTGATTGCCTCAAGTGGTATCTCCCTTAGTGTTATATCAACCGTGGCTCTATTTATGGCACCTTCGACGGTTCTATGTACTGCAGACATGGTCATGTCCGCAATAACGAACTCAACACCCCTTGCTTTGTCTGACTCAGGAAATCGAAGTTGAACATTCAGCATGTCGTCGAATCCATAGAGAATCACCGGAAACGGACGTGTGGCCATTGCTCTTAAATTTCTTAAATCATCGTCTATTGAAAGATTTATCTCAGTGCCGCTTGCATCTTCCGAAAATGCCCCCATTCTGTATGCGTTGCTGGGAACAACAACAAACTGGAATGAAACCGTCATTAATTTATACGACTTCCAATCAACCAGGGGGATTTGTCCAGCCCTTTCAATATCTTGCCAATCTGAGCCAAGATTGGAATATGAAACTTGTCCTGGCTTTGGATTGAAAATATGTCTCGCAACTTCCGGAGCGGTCCTATTTGGCTGTTGGTAGTACTGAACCATTTGGGGCGCATTTCCACTCCGCTCACCAACGCCAACGTAACCAAAATTGCCTCGAACTTTTACAGTTGTTCTAACGTTCGCGCGTGTCTTCGTTCCCCCACCCTGGGTGGAATTTCCGCCATTCTCCCCACCCTTACCTGCACCAGGTCCACCAGGTCCAGCGCCGGGTTTATTTGAGTTATCTATCTGCACTGAAGCGGCAAGTCTGGTCATTCCTCCTGCCATAAGAGCAAGTATCCGACCTTCCCTGATTGAAGCAAACAAAGCTTGTGTGGGACTTGCCATTTGGCTTATTGGAATTATTGGTATGACAAGAAATCTTTCTGTACACCTGTCATACCAGTAAACCTGCCCAGTTTCTACTGTGGCTGCGACGGAACCCAATTTAACCCAAATTGCTATTGAGGTTCCCGTATAGGGACTTTGGTTTCCAACTCCAGTTTCGGCCGTATTTGAAATGGTGTGCCAGGGCACGTAGGAGCCTGTTTTGTAGTAAAGCGAACCACCAAAAATTATTTGGCGTCCGGTGGCGAATTCGTCACTCTTTGGTGTGCAAATTCTATTCCTAAGAGCCAACTCCTGTCCACTCAGCTCCCCAGTTTTGAGAGGTGAGTATTGCACGTTGTATTCATCGTTGGTCTCATAGGTTACGTAGTTGTTGTATTGCGCAGACAAAAACGGTTTCCAGTATTTAGTGGTGCCTAGGAAGGCCTCGCCATTGGGTAATTCACTGTTGCGAATAAATTTTTGAAATATGGGGTAATTCTTATACAGACTCTGAGCAGTATTGCTGGTTCGTGCAATTTCTTTATAGTATGGTTGGCCGTTCCATATAGCAGCCATTACGAGCGCTCCCTACTTGTTCGTTCGTGTTCTCGTATCTTTTGCATTACTGCAGCGGCTATTGCTTCAGGGGATTGACCAGGAGCACCATTTACGGTTATGTTATTCATGGAACCAGAACCGCCTTGCGCAGGCATTAACTGCGGCATCTTCCCGAATGATGGGACTGCTGTGTCCCCCATTGCTCCAGGCCCTGGAACAGCGTGTAGATGGCGAGCCGCGCCAACTCCATGGAACTCGGCAAATCCACCATTTTCGTGAGTAAGTCTTGCGTACTGACCAAGGTTCTGACCGGTCAAATCTATTGCCCTACCCATTATGTGGTCGGAGTTTATTGAACCAAGTCCGGTAGTTCTATATGCAGAAGTTATATTTCTTGTTCCGGTGAGCTGGGAATTTATTCCTGCGTGTCTAGCCATCGTTTGACTTAGACGAGAAGTTGTAGTGTCTCCAATACCCTTGCCACGAGGCGTACTTGTGTCGTCAACCAATGCAGCAAATGCTTCCTTGGTGAACCAATCTGGTTTTGCTGCTACTGGCGTGTTAGTGAAGAAATCCTTGGAGAAACTTGTAAATTCAGCAACTGCGTCTTTGAAGACTTTCGAGCCCTCCAGCATTCCGTCGGCAACCGTATCCATCGCCGTCGTATCAATTCCCTGTCCGGCCACGTTGATGCCGTAGCTCTTGAGGGAATCGGTCAAACTTAATCCAGTCGACTTACCATCTGCGTCGAACGTCTGCCCGGTAAGCTTGTTCGACTCCAGGTCTGTTAGCAACTTCTGTTGCATTTTCTTGTCTGTCATGCCTTGTATTTGGCGCATGATGGCACCTGAACCACCAACCACAGACATGTCTTCCTGTCCGAACATTGCGGTAACTTGTTCGGCTCCGGTCTGTGCAAATTTATTGAATATATCTGTATTATTTTTTTTGAACACTTCATCACCGGCGATGATGCTTTCCATTCCCTCCATTGACCCGCCCGCGGTATAGGCCCTTCCACCCGTTCCAATCATTGCTTGCTGGTCGTAATATGCAGCGAGCGCATCACCACCATTCAGGGCGAGTATGTCGGCATTTATTCCTTCCAGGAATTTGTATACATCGGTATCGCCTTTTTGTATATTCCCAGCCTGGAACTGGTCTGCAAGAATTCTTACCTTGTCGTCTACGGCATATTTTGCTTCGTCTTTTTTAATTATTTCCGTAAAGGCACTTGTCTCCAGGAATGCATTTTGGTTGGCAGCCTTCATATCTGCGGCGCTTTTAACCATGTTTATTCGTAATTTCGTAACCATGTCGTCAAATTTCATGCTGGCGTCGTATAGGTCGACACCCATGCTTTTTGCTAATGCCTCTAACTCTGGTTTTGTTTTTCCAGTCATCTTTTCTAGTTCTTTTAGTCTTTTTGCGTTTACGTCATCAATCTGGCTAAACGCTGCTGCTTTTTCCTCTGAGTCTTTTACGAATTGATTGACCGCATCACCTGGCGACTTCAACGCTGCTTTCAGTTGGTCTTCGGTCATTATCCCTTCTTTTTGCAGCTGTTTGAGAAAGTCTTCTTCCTGGGTTCGTCTTCCAGATTTAACGTTAAAACCAAGTGCTGATTTTATTCCCTTACCTATCCCGGTATTGAAAAGACTGCCAACTTTTTCTGCGCCTGGTATTTTCCCGATAAGCGCCCCAACATTCAAAATGTCTGGCACCATTGCGCCAAGGGCACTTGACATCATTTGCATTGGATTGGTAACCGAACTATTGAGAACGTCTATTGAACTGTTGCCGATTCCCTCCATGGACATCTTGTAATCATTTTTTCCGGTTTCCTTAGTCAGTCCTGCATCTCCAGCAAGAACGGAACCAAGTGCTGCTGTTAGCGGATTGGATGCAAGACTCTTTGACATCACTCGACCAAGTAGTCCAACAGGACCGGGAGCTTTTTGTATATTTCCCTGAATTGCATTGAATCCAAAGCGTTCTTCTGTTTGTGCAGTTTTTGCTCTTTCGGCTAAAGCTAATGCTTTTTTGTTGTACTTTGCACCAGCTCCTTCAAGGGAGCCCTTCATACCTGTGGTGTCTCCGCCTTCAGCAAGAATTGCTTGGTTCTTTTCGAAGGTTGAATATGACTGCTGCATGACGCCTTTGAATATTCCGGCAAGCGCATCTTTTGCTGCGCCACTTGCTTCTTTGGCGCGAGCCTTCATTTCATTTACGCCGCCCATAATTGCTCCGCCAACAAGTCCAATTGCTGCACCAATTGCCGTACCCATTCCAGGACCGCCAATCATTGTTCCAAACGCAGCACCGCCAGCTGCTCCAGCGAGAGCACCCTTTCCAGCGCCTTTTGCTTTCAATGCTCCACCGACTCCTGCAACACCGATACCAAGCATTGGGTTTACCGCCGCAAGGCCTGCACCCATAGCCATAGCTCCACGCATTTCTTCTGGTCCCTTTGATGCCATAAAGCCAAGCGCCATCGTCGTTCCCATTTTCGCCGTAGCGCTGTTATTAAATTTTGCCATTTTCTGAGCGCCAACAGTTTCGGTTCTGTTGTAGCGCATCGCCATTCTTTTTCTTTGAAATTCCGTAATTGGCTTCCCGCCAGGTTGATTTGTTCCACCGATTGCGTAATTTTTAGCCTCTGCATTAAGTTGCTTAATGTTCTCTTTTGTTGGTCGAACCAGATTGGACATATTTCCATTTTCGTCAATCTTTGGCGCCATCATTCCCCTGCCAGGAATAACTCCGGAGTAGTTCGGAACAATTTTTCCAGTTGAGGTTTGAATGTATTGTGGAGCGCCAGGGACATTATTTGTCTGTGGAAGTGGGCTTCCAGCTTTACCTGCAAAATTAACTGGAGATGCTGGGGTAGTCCCACCTGGGGCGACTGCCGGTCCCCCACCTGGAACGACTGCTGGTCCAACAGTGCTACCACTGGACAGCGCAGATGCTCCACCCGTAGTTGGAGTCCTACCAAGATATCCAGGACCGCCAACACCCACATCACCTGTTCCTGGTGTGAGTTTTGTAAATCTCCCAGTTACTGGGTCTCTGCCGACAAGTTTTCCACCTGGATAACCAGTTCCACCAACAGGACCGTACAAAGGCTGTCCGGCATTCGTATATGCAGGTGGTCCATGCAGTGGTCCTGGGCCACCAGGTGCTCCAGGTGTTCCTGGTCTAACCGTAACAGGCACTCCGGGAATCGGTGCGCCAGGAGTTCCCACTGGGGCAGTGCCCGGACCCCCAACAGGACCGACTCCAGGACCAGTGACTCTTTGTGCAACCAAATTTACCGTTTGTGCAGTAATTGTTTGATTTGCCAACAGACTTCCAGCCATGCCTTTATTGTTGGCCATCATCATTCCACTTGCGTTTTTCATTTTTCCGCTGATTAGGAACATTCCCAATAGTGGAGCGAGAGCTTTCATTGGACCACCGCCACCGCCTGAGCCCAATAATTTTGTAAGCATCTTATATATGTCGGTGATGCCCTCTAGTGCTGAATTTATTAGTGGCAAAATGTCAAAGAATGCCTCTTTAAGTTTTATAGCAAAATCTCCAGTTGCGTTTATGAACGTTGCAACCCCTTCTCCAAAGCGCAGAACTTCATCTTTATTTTCGAGCAACTCCTTTCTAAATGACGCCATATTTTTTTTTCCGTTTTCAAACAACGCCTTAAAAATTGGTTTGAATGCTTCCTCCAATACTTTTGCGCCATCTATCAATGGACGAAGATTCTCTCTGAAAATCTTCAACGTCCTCATGAAGCTCTTCCACCAATCCCCCATTTTTCCAAATTGGCCTTGAGCAGCAGGGAGCCATTTTTGGAGGGTGTTTCCAAAGAACGAAGCAACTTTGTCCACAATCGTTACTAGACCATTCATGAAATCGCCACTAGCAAATGAAGATGATACAGACAATATTTTTCTTACTTCTCGTGAGATTATCTGAAATATTCTTTGCATTGCTTCTTTTGCAGGCCCTAGAAACTGTTGGCCAAAATCAGCAAATTGACCTTTTACTAATTGAAAAAATCCCTTCATTCTTCCAATTAGCGTGTTGTTGGTTGCGGAGAATTGACCGAACACTCCACCCATCTTTGCAAATTCCCCAGAGTTTATTAGTTTTGTGAGTTCTGCTTTCGTTGTTACGTTCGCCTTCTTTAGAGCTTCTGCAGCTTCTGGACCAAGTTGCTTTATCAGGGATATTGTCTGCGAAAGACTCTTCTTGTTTTTTCCGCCACCGGATATTGCTTCTATTACTGCTCCGACTTTTTCCGCTGCAGCAGCTGGGTCTTGTCCGGCAGAACCAAAATCCATCAAGTTTTTAAACATTTTTGTTGATGCATTTATCTGCGGCGTTGACATAGTTTTAGACATCACCGCATATGCCTTGTTGAGATTCGCCGCACCAAGACCGGCCAGGTCCTGGTCCATTTGTAGGGCGCGCATGGCGACTCTTGCTTGATTTATACCTGCACCAAACTCGCCTGCGCCCTTGCCTCTGTACGCATACATTGCAGCCTGTTGTTCCCTAACTGCCGCTGCTGCTACTGCCGCCGCAGTGGCTAGTGCCGCAAACCCCTGCGCGGCTAATTGCATTGCCCCCGAATATGCTTTGCTAAGAAATTTTCCGGCAATGAATAGGGCGTGAACAGCAAGCATTGCTGCTCCGAGCAGGGCCATTTCCACAACTATTCCCTTTATGGCGAATCCAAGAAACTTTCTTAGAGCACCGCCGGCCATCTTGGCCCCTTTGTCCATATAGTCAAAGTGTTTTTTATATGTTGTTTTTTCTAGTTTGAGACGGTCCGCAAGGGAGACGTGTTCTACGTCTTTCTTTGTTTTTTTTCCGCTACTAAGCGAGCTATTGCTTCCACCAGCGCGCTTGAGGCGTTCAATATCGCGCGTGAGTTTCTTGATTTTGGCGCTGTCTGCGTCAACATCAATTTTAATCTTGATTGTTTCTATGTTTGCCATAAAACTGTACTACCCCATGAGTTGTTAGTTCACGTGAGTGTAAAAACAGTCAAGCTATACAGGAATTATCCTGCTAAGTCTTCGACTTACGCTCTTGCTCTTCGCGGTCGTTCGCTATAACTTTAGCACAAGCAAGCCTTATTATCCAGTCATTATCCTCGACATCAAGAAGTCTGATTGGGTCAGTCCCAAAAAGTTCACCTAATCGTGCCGCAGTGATAATTCTGGGGTCTTGGACTAGTTCGTCGAAGACCCCATCGAGGGGTCCACAGCATCAACCGTATCTGAATATCCAGCCTTGTCGAGAATTGCTAATGCAGCTGCTTCGATGTGTGGGTCGACTCCAAAGAATGCCCTAACACAGTCTGGCAATGGCCTCGTGGTGTCTGTCATTTCAAGAATTTCAGGTGATGCGAAAGTTACTTCGTTGCCATTTTCGTCAAGAACTTCTTGGTCGTCGATTTCAATTCCGACTGTTGTGTGAGCAATCACCATGCAAGCAAATTTTGTTGCATCGATTCCGTTGCGGCTATCTTCGCCAGCGCTCTTGCGCCAGTTCTTCATTTGCTGCTGAGTGATGTTCGGACTAATTCGAACTTTTACACCTGGTCGTTCTGGGACTTCAAGAAGAACCATACTGCGTTCTACTTTTTTACTGATAGTTTCTCTGAGTTTGCTCAGAGCAGTATTAACCGTTGGAGCTGGTGCCGATTTTGCGGACTTGCTCTTTGGTGCCAATGTGTCTTCTTCTGTTGAATAAAGGCTGTTGTCTGTCATGAGCAGAAACTAGCACATGTGACTACGCCGTAGTGCAACTACAAAACCCAGTGTTTTAAAGGGTTAGTTTGTTGGGGATTCAACATCCTGGATTGCAAAGGTCAACGCGAACGTTGCCGGTGCACCAGAAGAAGAGTCACCGTCTGGCTCAGTAATACCAACAAGAAGCGCCTTATAGTAAACGCGGTCGGTACCAGGCACTGCAAGGTCGCAGTCAAAAACCTGAATGGTGATGTTGTATTCCGCACGACCCACGAGTGGGCGAAGCTTTGCGAGCTTGTCAGCGATTCCTGTTCCAAGGTCACTTGCCACTCTGTCTGAGTCGTAGTGCGAGGTAAGGGAGATGTCGCCAATTTCGGATGGTGCGCAAAGAACTGTCGGACGCAACTTTCCGCCTTCGTAAATCTTCTCTACAGATGCTGTTATTTCGCCACCAGAAACCTGTGCAAACTTGAAGCCTGTCCACTTCGGATGCACGTTGTTTACTGGGACAATACCGGCGAGTACCTGTCTCTGAGAAACTTTTGTATTTGGCATTATTTATTCCTCCGTTAGACGACTGACGCCGTTAGATTGGACTTGACAATATCAACGTCGATTTTATCACCGACGCTACTCGTGCGAAGACCAACTTTGGCCTTCACCGTTCCACCAGCAAGTTGCGAAATTGGATTCAATTTTGCATCGCATCTAACAGTGAAACCTGGGTCAATCTTTCTACCGTTTGCGTCGTATGCCTCGTATAGGGCACCAGCGTCGCGTAGCGGAGAAAGTATTGAAATCAATCTTGACTCGATAGCGCTGAAAATTGTATTTCTTCCATCGATTGTGCTGAACACCAAGTCCTCAAGAGTACGAGCCGACTCAACGACCACGTGATTAACCGTGTCCATTGTGGTGATGTATCTGAAGTTGTCTTCGTCTGAGGACAATGAACGAGCACCGTAGATGCGAACCGTATTTTGAATGATACGGATTGCGTTTACGTTTGCTGCATCCAATGTGTCACCGGTTGACTTGTCTAGGTCAGTTGCAACACCAGAAACAAATCTTGCTGCTGACAGCAGTCCTGCTGCAGGGACATGTGAACCTGTTTGGTTGTGGGCAACTGCGCGCTTTGCTGCAACATAGCCATCCGGTGGGATAACTCGACTAACTCCAGCAACCGTGGTTGGCACTTCAACCCATGGGTAATACATGGCTGCATGTTCTGCGTTGTCTCCAGCTTGAACATCTGCTGCTGCAGCAATTACTGCTGCGCTGTTTGCGTTGGCTGCAGCATGAAGTATCGCGATTCTGCTGTTCGTATTTGCATGAGCAACGAGTGCGTCTCTAACAGTTGCCGCAGTAGTCCAGTCTTCTGGGATTGCAACGGCTCCGGTTCCAAGTGCTCCGTTGAACAAATCAAGTGAAGAGATGTATGACGAGTCTGTTACGTTGCCGTTCTGAGCATTACCTGGGCTCAAGGCCACAGAAGCGATTGGCTCGGGTATGTTCGTTGCTCCAGACTCAACTTCAGCTGTTACATACTTCGATGCAACCGTGCTGATGTTGATTCTTCCAGCGGCCTGTGCGAGGGTGCTGACAGTACCCGTTGAGTAAACTGCTACGCCTTCGTATTCAACAATGATTCTGAAAGTAGTTCCAGATGGGTTGGTGACAGTTACTGTCACATCGCCGCTCCATGCTCCGGCACCATTTGCTGTCAATGTCATGACTGTTGCGTTGGAGCTGTCTTCTAGTTCAAGTTCGCCAACTGTTGCGCTGGCGCCAACTGTTCTAGCAACGTAGCACTGAGTTCCGCCCTCTTCAAAGAATGTCTCCACTGTTGGGTGAAGATAAGAATAGGATTGGTAGTCACCAAATGTTGATTCGAAATCGGCGATGCTCTGAACAAGCACGGCTGTATCGGATGGGCCTCTCTCGGCGAGACCGACAACGAAGAATTGTGACGATTCGCGAACGGTCGTTGAAGATGGACCAGTTCTCACTGCTGTTGATACAACTACACCAGGCATAAGACCTTCCTATTGCTTGTTAGAGGGTTTTGGATTATCCCGTCTATTGGTTTCAATTGTACAGAGAAGTTACTGCTCTCTGGTGCAACTGTTCCAAATGTCGGAAAGATTTAATGTAAATAGTTTTATTATTAAAAACTCCACTAAATACAACGTACATTATGCACTATTCGTTGTCCAAAATCTGCAGCTCGTGAAATACTGGGGTCTCATCTTCGTTTATGGCTTGATATTCAACATCTATCTCCGTCAATTCGGCAATATCTTCCCTGGATACAACCTCGTCTATTTCCATGATGTACGAAATGTACGAGCCGGCAAGAACCCGGTCGCCCTTCAGCAGGGTTAAATCTGAAAATTCTTCCCTCATAGACGACTCGTCAATCGAGACTCTGAATGATTCACGCTCGTCATACGCCTTTAGGCATGGGTAGTCCAATAGGGCGGAGCGGACGATTGTCGTCAGTCTGTCCCTCATGACCGTTGCTTCCTCGGAGCCATTTGACCTGACCCAGACGTAGGTCCTCATTTGATACTCAACCCTATAAATTGGGTCAGAATTATCAAAGCCGATGCGCTCAAGCTTGTTTGTCGATATTGCAACAGTGATTATTGTCGGCCATGTATCTAGTGCGAGTGGCTCGTAGGTGAGGAATTTTTCTGGGGTTGGAAGGGTCTCGCTGTCGACAGCCCAACCATTCCTATAGGAAACCATCCGTGATGGAATGTCTTCCTGTAGATAATCGGTTACGTACTTCTTTGTAAATTGCGCGCCATGCATCAGGTTCATCTAAAATCATAACCTTGCTGCACTATGTATTTTGCCATCTTTGAAGCCAGGTCGTGAGAAAACTCAACAGGAACATAAACAACTTGACGCTTAGGCATTTTTGATGTCCCATATTGATGGAACTTTGCATATTCGACAGACGTTCCGAATTCTGCATTCATGTCAGAAATCGAATTAGCCGACCTGTCGTTTAGGTTCATTAGGCTTTTCATCAATTTTCCATTTTGAACCATTGGTCCTGCTCCAGGAAAATTCACAGATTTCCATGCTGCGTACTCTGGGTCGAGTGGTGCCCAGCCCCCAACGGGAAGTCCATTGGTTGCAAAGTTTCTCGCATTGGCTAATTCCAAGCGTTCACGAGCATAGACAAAAGATGGCTTCTGGTGATTGATTCGATGAAAAACTCCGTCGAGATACCTTACGACGGGCTTTATATCTATGTCGATTTTTACATCAACATTGCCGCCACCCTTTGCCATTTAAGCGACCCTGACTCTCTTGTATCGCTTCACCGACAAAAGCTCCCTATCCGTAAAACCTACATCAAGCGTGGCAACATTTCTGGCGTTCAGGTCTTTTACTCCGACCACGTCGTCGTGCATGTTTTGCATTTCCCTGGTTGCCGCCCTAAGAATCATCAGTTTGAATAACGGAAGTGCGGAACCATCAATTCCTGCGTGGTATTTTACTGTGACCAAATCATCTGCCGAAGCATTGAATATGTCAATCCCAAATTTTCTGACTATGTAATCCTGCTCATCCACCAACACAATGACCGATGCACTCATGACCGGTTTGATGCTTACTTCCTCAACAGAAACGACTGGGGTGTTTCTTAGGTACACGGTTTGCGGAGGCATGGAGTGGCTCGTGGCTGTTAGGGCAGGGTAATCCTCTCGCCATGAATCACCATAAGAACCGTAGGCGCCACTAGAAAGGAATGTCGACATCGGTATCCCAGTGAATTGCGATTCAATTCTGTATTCTTCTTCGAACTCAGTTGGTTCGACTGGTCTGCGTAAATATGCTTCCAGTTCCCCTTGGAGACCTTCTAATACAAACTCGGCAGCATCCTGTTGACGCATAGAAAACTGCACGTCCATGAAAACTGTTAAATCGTTGACAGATACGAGCATTTTCTACCTCTATTGGCCGGTGTCAACGACAATTGTAGCACTTAGTTAAAACGTATTTAATTAAACGAATTAATTAAATATCCGTATTATCTTGCTCGCTTTGCAGCCTTCTTCACTGGTCTAGCTTTTGCTACTTTCTTCGCGACCTTCTTGGCTGGCTTTGCTTTTGCTGCTTTCGCTACTTTCTTTTGCGCGGCCTTAGCCTTCTTGGCTGCTTTTTTACGTGCTGTCTGAGCTCTTTGTCCAGCGTTTGCTATGGCTCGCTTCCTGCCACTTGTCTTGTATCCCTTCGGACGGAGCAGTTCGGCTCTTGTTAGGCCTCCACCAGCAGTTCGGTTTCGACGCATTCCTTTTGCCAGAGGAGGTCTTGCCCTAAATTTCATTCCAGCAATTTTTTTTGTTTTGCCGCTGTCGTCATACCCCTGTCTTGCTAGTGAATACTTAGAGAACTGACGCATTGTTTTTTCGTTACCAAAACCAGCAGTAATCTGTCTCCGCAGCTCCGTCAATCTCCTGTTTTCCCTGGTTGTCAGTTTTGGTCCATTCCCTTTTCTGGCTCGAGCTTCAGCCTTTTTCAAGGGGTCAAAACTTTTTCTAATTATTTCGGCATCGTCTGTAATGTCTGGACCGTATCTTAAGCCTGGCATCTCAACCTCTTCGTTTTGGGCGTTTTGTTTGTAGTGAAATTGTAGCACTTATGGAATGCAGATATTATCTATCTTTGTTTGGCGGTCTCTCTATTGTTGGCTCTCTATCGACCGTTCCGGAAGGCGCCTCTATAGGCACCCATGCACGAGCGTATGTGTGCTCATGTATTTTTCTGGCTTTTATTATCCCGCCATCAAGCATTAAATCAGCTTCATCCGTCTTCATACAGAGCAGATTCTCTAAATCTTTTCTGTCGTATTTCTTGGATATATACAACTTGCGTATAACCCTAGACATTGGTTTGGCCACCAATGAACCCCTGCCCCTATTGAGTCTTAAGTGCAACATCATTGATTCAAGGGAATCCAATTCATGCTCAACCACTGGAATCTTCCCCTCGATTTTATTCATGATTGATTTAACATTTGTCGCCAAAAGCCATCTTTCGCTTCCATCGATTATTTCATTTGTTCCACGACGTACATGTATCGGTTGGATAAAACCAAATTCCTGAAGAGAGGCAGAAAGTACCATTAGGTCGGGTCTGAGTATGTATGTCGCCCTCCATTCTGGAACAACCAATGTGCCTATGTCTACGTACTTAATATTTATCGGATTCATTGGACTCACTTTCTTCTAGAAGTCGAACCGTGTGTGCTCTCGTTTTTGGACCAACAGGAGTAGGGGCATTGACATCTATGTCGTTGAGAAGAAGATTCCTGATTAACCAATTTACTGGGTAACCACGAGGGTCAAGTGCGTGTTTATTTCTGAATTTAGAAACAAAAACTCTTGCCTCTCTTTGCCTTCTTTCGCCAACCAGGTATTCCTCTATGAATCTTCCGGCGCCATGGAATCCGTCCGAGGAGTAATCATTTATTAGTTGTTCGACATCGAAATCAGGCCACCACCTTCTTTGTGCATCTATGTGGGGAAAGCACTCAAACAACCTGTCATAGAATTCAGGCTCTGTTGCTATGACGTCACCTATTCTTCTTATCGCAACTGAGTGAAGCGGAATACCAACACGAGTGTTACTACCAGTCAACGCAGCGAGGTCGTAGTATTCACAGAATTCAGCACCGTGTTCTTCAACTATGAATTTAAAAACATCGTTCGTGTTCCAGTCATAAATTATTTTTGCAAACTTCAAAGGAATACTTTGTTTTAATCTGTAAGGGTGGACTATGTAGTTTTCGTGAAGTTTTTGAACAATGGACCGATATCTAACCATTGATTCACTAGCTCGCACCCCAGTTATAAATGCGACCCGACCCTTCTTGTCACCCATCGTGTATATGTCGGTAGGTTCTGGTAGTGACCTTGTATGGTCGAGACCAAAATCCGCAGCGGTTATCGCCCACGGTGGCATTTCTCGTACAAGACGATTTTCGTCTTTCCTGCGCTGGCTCCACAAAATTGTGGTCTCTCGTCTACCAAGAACCCAGATTTCTGCAGGATACGGAAGGCAGTACCACTCCATATCAACCCAGTCATAATTCCTAACCTTCTCAACATATTCAATTGTTTTTGGGCTGACCATTTCTTCATCCCTAAAAATAACTTTTACTGGACCCAGGCCGCGTTCTTCGTGGATTTCTTTTGCTAGATACAACACCGCTGTCGAATCTTTTCCGCCGGAGAACTGTACGCAAACTGTGTCGAACGTGTCGTAAACGTGCCTTATTCGAGCACGCGCTGCATCAACGCATGACATGTCCAGAAACATGCGCTGTCTGGTCATTTAGACCTCGCAGTGCTCGCCTATGAAATTCATAAGCCGTTCAGATGTCGTTGTGCCGTCGATGGAAGGATTGCTGCGTAGCCATCTAATAAATTCGTACCATTTTCCCTGCTGGTCCGGCGTGTCAAAAACAATCGTGTACTGAACTACGGCCTGAGGTGCGGCACCTGGAACAACACCAGAAGAACCCCTTACTGCTATTTCGGATTGGTCCATTTCGCTTGGAGCAAATATTCTTCTTTCGCCATCCTCTCCCTCGGCGACCAACTCATGGATTGCGTCACCAGACTCGGATTCAAGTTTTCGTTTTGCCGCTTCCGCAACTTCTTTCCTAACCGACCTGACTTCATCCTCTGCATTTGCTTGAGCGATATCACTTTCATAATTTGCTAATTCAAATTCATCCCACTCAAGACTTTCCATTAATTCTGGATAGTACTCAGATATGTCGAGAAGCATGTCCATCAATAATTCTGGGTCTGTGTATCCAAGTTCCATCGTCCTGTTGTCGGCGATAGCAAAAGCATTTGCTCTTTTATCGTCAGCATCAAGAAAAACAACAGCAATGTCATTCCATCCAAGAGCCTCGGCTGCAGCCAGTTGATGATTCCCCGCAAGAACCGTTGCTGTTCCGTCTTCGTTTTTTCTCGCGACAATCGGTTTTACTTGACCGAACTCTGAATACGAAGCCATAATCGCTTCAATGTTTCCAACACGAGGGTTACCTTCAAGTGGAGTTAGCGAAGATATTGCCACCGCCATTTTCTTCAATGAAGGATGGATGTTGCTACTCATACTTGTGCTCTGACGTTTGCGTTTAGGGTTCTCATTGCGTCCATCGACGAGCGAACAGAAAGAAGCAATTCTCGTTTTGTTTTTACAAGTGCCTCGGCTATCTTGTACTCGTAATTGACCTCATCCATCTTGTAGTCAGCCCACGCCTCACGTTCCTTGATTGAACCTTTAGCAGACAGGTACTCACGCGCCCAATTAGATTTATATAACGCCTCTTTTTTGGCAGCGTCGACAGCAAGCACCTCAAATGCTTCTGTTTCTTTTTCCAACAAATCAATGAACCTTAATATTTCCTGTTCAATGCTTACTTGGCTAATTGGATTTGTTCTCATGTTCCTCCATGACTCTTCTCAATGGGTCCCAGTCTACTTTTTCCAACCCTTGCACATGCTGTGAGGGCCACATATTTCTAGGGTTGCCCATAAAGGACAATCCCATTTCCTCAAGAATCCAAGCGTCACACCTATCATCGGCCCCAGGGTTTTCCCAGACAATGCCGGTTCTCGCGGAGACTGCCGAAATGACTTCATTCTTTGAGGCGTTGCCCCTACCTGTTGCAAACTTGGCCCTACATGTTGGCGGTACCTCGACAAAGGGGATTCCCATTTCGTATAGGCATAACCTGACAACGCCACCTAGTTCCCCTATCGAGAAAGCTTGTCCGCTCCTTGAGGCAAAAGAGTAACCCTCGACCACTACAACATCTATTTTGAATTCTGAAATTATCCTTGCAATCTCTTGCGAGATGCCCTTGAGGCGGACGACTCCCTTTTCCTTGGATGCGATAACCCCCTGCACCCCTCCGCCAGAGTATCCAGTCGATGTCAATGAAAGGTCTAGTCCAAGTAGATTTATTGACATTTCGTAGATGCTAGTCCATAAAGCAAAAACCCACCAGACATCTAGCAAGTCTGGTGGGTGTGGAGTCGGACCGCTCGGTCACAACCTTCTGCCGTGGAAATCCACTAGATTGTCGACCACCGCCCTTCTTCCCTTGAGGTTAGATTTGGCTAGATGAATCAAGATTAACATCATTATTATTAAGCTAATAGTAAAGTTTTTTGTTATTAAATAAGGAACTTGTACTAGTAAACGCAAAAGCCGAGTGAGTCTCCCCACCCGACCTTTGCGCCTATAACGGTCCTAAGGATTACAACAATACACCTGTCAGTAATACTGAAAGTGTCAATAAAAAACTTTTAAAAATAAATTTTTATAACGGGTGTTAAATATTAAATATTTTTTTTGTGTAATACTATTGGTGACCCGTAGGAGAAAATATGTCAACAGCAGTACTCGCCCCAACAACCATCACACTCACTATTCCTGGAGTTCTGACCACCAGCAGTATCGTCGCAATGGCTATGCCCTTCGCTGGCAAAATTACAGGCGGTTATGTCGCCGTGACCACAGCCCCAGCAGGCTCATTCTTGTATGCAGAACTCAAAGTAGGCTCTGATATGGCAATAGACTTCGGCATTAGTGAATCAGCACAGACTTCGGGCGAAGGCTCCGTTAACGATACAAACGCGGACTTCGCAGCAGGCGCTCTTGTCAGCCTTAGTGTTTACCAAGTTGGTACTAGTACTGCAGGTTCAAACATCACAGTAGCATTCACGGTTGTTGAAGGCTAAATAAAACTTTTTCAATAAAAAACCACCTCGTTTTTAATGGGCGGGGTGGTTTTTTTTATGTGATAATATTGGTGCTAACCAACATGCCCAGGAGACAAAATGTCTGGAATTATCGCACCATCAATCGTCAACTACGAATGGACTGTCAGGCTGAGTGACCCTTCTTTCCTGAATGTGTCTTTCCCATTCCGAGTCAAGATTGAGTCAATCTGGTTCACTACGCAAGTAACTTCTGGTGGATATGGTCTTTGGGCCTACCTAGACGGTGCCGTAGTAGACCTTGAGACAACCACCAGGGTATTAGCCTTGGCGGCGTTTAAGTCAAAGAACTCCAAGACACAGCACAGCATTTATCAAAATCCAACAGACTTGCTGGCGGTGTTCCAGGATACAAACTACCAATATGGTGACCTGAATGCAGACTTAAAGCCAACAATGTGGCTTGGAAACCCAGACGACGCGAATGGAAGAATCGGCGCATTCTCCACATCTGGTTACGGCGGCGATGTTCCGAGTCTTCGCAGCACCGCAGTAGCGCCTGTTGACAAGAGTTCTGCTCAAAACGAAAGTTGGAGCGAAGAACAGTGGAACGCAAACACCTATCTCGCAGATGCTGCAATCATGAACACCGACGAAATGCTTCAGTTGTTCGTCTACCCCCAAACTGGCGACTTTGATGGCTACGACGACGACGGAGTAGTGACAATCTCAGTTGCTTATACAGGCATTCATGACACAGAAAAAGCATCAGCCACAGCCAAGACATGGACCGACTGGTGGAACGACTAATCTTGCCGTATGGCAATGAAGACAGTCTGGTTCTGGAAAGGACCACCACTAAGTAGCAAATGGTCAGTTGTGGCTGCTTACGCTACGGACGAACACCCTCACCCATCTACGGTTGAAGGCGATGTTTGCCCGACGAAGTCAGAGGCACATTCCTCCTGCTCCATAGATAAGAACGGCAATCTTGTCGTAACGCTACTAGATGAGCAATTCTCTTTAGTTCCAGACCTTTGGTATGTCTTGGAAGAAACAACATCCCCTACAGACATGGTTGCACTCCACGCCATGACTGGTGGTGCGTTCCCGAATGGGACCGTTGTTGCTACCGGAGATATAAACAAATTTGGTTTTAAAGTATCTGACCGCGTTGGATTTGTGAAGTGGTTTAGAAAAGACTCACGCCTTCAGCAGGTTTCCGTAGGGGAGAATTGGCGAAGAATGCGCATCAGCACAGCACTAATCAGTGTTGCGGATATGGTTGTTAAGTCCGGGGACTACGGACCACACCTAAACGGCGGCGACATCACAACGACTGATGGAGAAGAACTACGCAAAGCGTGGATTAAATCCAGCAGAGTCACCCCACGAATCGGGTCGGTAGAGAACTAACGCTCCCAACCGTGTTTGGCAAGACCTAAGTCAAAAGCCAACTGCGGATGGTTCCCGATTCTCGTATGACACGGTCTACAAACAGCTAAAACATTGTCTTCATCAAGTATTGAACCACCCTGGGAGCGTCGAATCAATTCGTGCACGTCCCTGCTTAGGTGATGATTGTAGGTTGTTTTTTCGTCGTGTTTGGCAAAAACCTGACAAGCCTGACAGAGGGGTCTCTCTCTAAGTATTTTTTCTACAAATGGTCGTCGCTCTTCGTAAAGTGCTTCGGTTTTTGCACTTCTCTTTTTTATTGGTTTTCTGGACTTGGCCAGCGGAGTTCTCTTGAGTGGTTTTCTTCTATTTATCACCCAGAACTCCAGACGCTAAAATCCTATAAAGAGTCAATGTCTATATCGTTGAATAACCATTTGTTATCAAGTGTAGCCCATAGCGCTTTATCTATAACGGTATCTTCTAGGTCACATTCCCGTATCAAGGCCCTATGAGTTCCTATTGCTCTACGGAAAAAGTCAACTTCCTTCCAGCCGTCAGACGTTATTTCCTCTCCAGTTTCAAGCATCAACGACACTTCATCAAGTCGCTTGTCAACGTGGAATTTAAATCGTTCGATTTTGGTCATTTTCGACAAATACGCAGAATTTGATTCAGATAGTAGTTTTTTTGCGGAACTACCCATTGCCTCAAATCGGTCCCTGTCGACATCCATGTCGCTCTTTATGTCAACCAATTGTTCTTCTAGGTTTTCAGAAAGAGACACTAATGTTTTTTGCCACAAGGGCCAATTTTGTTTGTCAAGCAATATCTTTTTATGGGTTGGCGAGAGTTTGTTTTTAACTTCTTCGGCAACCATCCGTGCAAATGTATCTTCATTAACGGTCACGTTTAATCACTTGCTCCAAGCTGGACATATTGTTTTGTAATTGCAGAACCCACAAAGGTTTGACTTTATAGGCTCAAAATAACCATTAGAGCAGCGTTCGTCTATCTGCGATTTGGTTTCTACAATCATTTCTTCTAGTTTGGAAACCTCGGAATGAGTCACATCTTTACTTAACTTCACTCCCTCTTTGAGGTACAGCAACTCTATTTTGTCTACGTCGCCGACTCCCAGGTTTATAAGAAGTTTTGCGTAGATTAGTAGTTGGGAGAATTTTTCATCCAGGTCATATTTTGGTGTTTTTCCAGTTTTGTAGTCGCTAACAGTCAGTGAGGTTTTCCCCTCGGACTGGCTGTATCTATCTATAAAACCCTTGAGTCTTACTCCACCTATTTCTCCGTTTAGTTCATACTCAAGACCCGTTGGCTCGATATTTTGAGGGTCCTCAATTAACCATAGGTTTTCAACACAATCAAGAGCCAGCCGTTTGAAGTTGTTAACAACATACGCGTGACTTTTTGTTTGCATTTTGTACGTAGTTTTGAACCCGCCCAAAACTTTTTCTGTTTCATCTCCCCATTTATCCGCCCACATTTTTGTTGCTATGGGTTTGGCATTTTCCGGAGTTCGCATTTCTGCGGGGAGTTTGTACACCTCTTCCAAAATGTCGTGAACTAAATTTCCAAGAACAGCCCAATGGTTAGATGGGTCTGGAATCATGTCTATTTTGTTGTACTGAAATTTCAGTGGACATTGCTTGAATGTACTTATTGACGAAGGAGAAAGATGTGGGGGTGCGATTAACTCATTTTGCATCTGAGACAAACTCTCCACCAAAGGAAAGTCTTGTCGCTTCTGCAATCAATCCATTCAACTCATCAACGGTAACGGT